GTCAGCCCTCCGATCGTTTTTCTCGAGAGACATTTTCGGCCTTGGACTACCCGCGCCGGCCGGCAAAGCGGCCCACACTCGCGCGGGCTTGCTCGAGAGGGTTAGGAGTAGGGTCGAGAGCCAGCGGCAAACAGGGGGCGAATTTGGCGACTAAGAAAAAAGCACCGGCAAAACCGCGCACGCCAAAAAGCGAGCAGCGGATCGCTGAGCTTCACGAAGCAATGAGCCGGCGAGGGTGGGATCCATCGATGGCCCGGACCTTTGCCGCAAAATGGAGCACGAAACCTTCGCAGGTCTACCAGATAAAGCAGCGCGTTTTGGATCGAATGACAGCCGACGACGATCTCGAAACCGACTTCAAGCGATCGCTGTTTCTCGCTGAGTTGCGAGACGCTCGACGCACCGCGAGAGCAGAGGGGCGGTGGGGTCCGGTTGCGCAGTTTCTGAAAATGGAAGCGCAGATCCTCGGGCTATTCGCACCGATGGAAATTAAGGTCGCCGCGAATCCATTGCACGCGATGACTGATGCAGAGCTTGAGGCAATACTTGCCGAGGAGACAAGGGCGGCCAAAGAGCGCAAGGGGCAGATCATCGACGCCGACTTCACGGTCTCAAAAAGGGGCTCTCGCAAATGAGCACCTCTCTTGCTTGGGACAAGTACAGCCGTCGAGAGCTTGCCGCGCTCGAGCTTGCACGTCGGCGGCACCAAAGCCCCCTCGACTACTTCACCGCGTCGCCGGGTCAAATGCCCTTCTTTCGAGGACGCGAAAGGTTCAAAATGCTTCGAGGTCCAAACCAAAGCGGCAAGACGATGGCCGGAGCGGCGGAGCTACTTTGGCGAATGATGGGCAAGCATCCTTTCCAAAAGGTGCCGGCGGCCGGTGGTCACTTTCGAGTCATCACATACAGTTGGGATCAATCGCGCACAGTGTCGCGCAAGATTTGGGAGCTAATGCCCAAAGAGTTGGTGCACCCGGAAACGCAATTCCACCCCGATAGGGGCTTCATGTATCACCAATTTCGATTGACGAATGGGAGCTTCTGCGAAATCTTCACGACGCGACAAGGCGCCCTTGCGAATGCCTCGGCAACGCTAGACGGTATTTGGGTCGATGAGCCCCCACCGATCGAGCTTTGGTCAGAGCTTGCCGCGCGTGTCATGGCAAAGCGTGGCAATCTTTGGCTCACCATGACTCCAATAGGTAGGCCGTGTGGATTCCTTCAGGAGAAATGCGAGGCCGGAGAGGTGGCCGATTATCGCTTTTCGTTGACGCCTGAAAATTGCCCTTGGTACACGCACGAGCAAATCCAAGAAATCGAAAAGCAGTATCTCCCCTTCGAGGTGCCGCAACGCATCCACGGAGCATGGGAGGGCTACCTTCGCGATCGTGTCTTCAAGGGCTTTACGGACGAATGTATTCGGGAGGAAGTGCCGATCGGCGAGGCGTTGATCGGCATTGGCCTCGACCATGGCTCGGGCGCCGGCTCTCAAGTCGCGATCCTTCTTGCCGTAGCGCAAGGCGAGAACGGCCCGAAGTTATGGGTTCTCGACGAGTCTTGGACAGACTCGAGCACGACACCCGAGGAAGACGCGCGGGGGATTCTTGCAATGCTCGAAAGAAACAAAATGAGCATTGAACACGTCGATAGGTGGACAGGCGACATTGCACACGGCGGCCGGCGTTGGGGTGGTCGCAAGTCGAACCGACTTTTAGAGAATGCCTTCGAGCGTCACCTTCGGCTTGGGATTAGTCGCTTACCCTTCAAGATTCGCACGGCGAAAAAAGGCCGCGGCTCGGTGTGGTACGGTGCGCGAGTGCTTCACGCCGCGATGCTACGGGGCGACTTTTGCATTCGTCCTCGGTGCAAAAAGTTGATCGAGAGCTTGCAGAATTGGAACGGCTCACAGGCTCCAGACTGCGAAGAAAAGCACGCAATCGATGCGTTAAGATATGGCGCTCTTGAGATGATGGGGCGTCGCGCTTACAATCCGACAAGTATAAAGATCCATTAGGAGAAAACATGATTCGAAAAATCGGGCACTCGAAAGCGACTTTCAAAGGCACTATCTTTGCGAAAGGCCGCGGCGGCAAGTTGTGGGGATGGGCTTCAAACGGTCGCGGCAAAACGATTGTCGATCTTGGTGAAGCGGTATGGTCCGACGCAAACGGGCCGATTCCTTCCGGCTCGAGGCTTGTCTATCTTGACGGCGACTTCGAGAATTGCGCGTTAGAGAATCTCTCGATCACCGGCGCAAAGCCCAAAGCCGAAAAAGCGAAACCAGCGAAGAAAGCGAAAGCTAAGAAGGCGAGCAAATGAAGAAAGCGATCCCGATTCGACCGATCCCGGCAGACGCCGCCGACGCTACCCGGTGGGAGCACTCCGCGCTTCGGCTTCGCATGCTGCTCGGAGTGTGGGAAAAAGACCTTGAGCGCAAGCTCGAGAAGTACCTCGACCCGCAACGCCGCGCAGCATGGGGGGGCGTTGATCTTAGCTCGAATGTTTTCAAATCGATCACTTCGCAATTGGCTTGCCTCTTCGACAAGCAGCCGACAGTGTTTCACCCGTCAGGAGCGGCCGAGCTAATCGCGCCGGGGGGCGCCATCGACAAGGCGGGTTTGTGGCCTATGATGGCAAATTTCCAAGCAAAGGTTCTCGGGCTTCGAGAGTACGCAATGAGGGTTAATTATGATCCGAAGTTCGGCCTTCGATATCGACCCGTCGCACCTTGCGACATGGTCGCGCATGCACTCCCCGAGAACCCCGACACGCCGACAAGGATCGAGGAGCTAAGGCTTCGCGAGCATCCAAAGACAAAGGCGCCTATGTGGACGTGGGATGTTCTAGACGTCTCCGATCCGAAGGCGCCGATCTACGAGATCCGCGAGGCAAACACCGACGGCCTCGGAGGAGACCTCACGAAGCTCTTCGTAGGGCGCGAGCTATCAGGCGACTTTTACCCCTACCGAAAGAACGACGAGATCGGCACCCCGTGTCTTCCTTATGTGCTTTTTCACGCCGAATCGACTGGAAAGCTCTTCGATGCGTTTTCCTGGCGCGAGGTGGTCGAGGGCTCTCTCTCGAGCGCTCTCCTTATGTCGTTCTTTACGCACTCGGCGCGACAAGCCTCGTGGCCTCAGCGCTACGCCGTCGGGGTCCGCATCCCCGGCGCCGAAGTCTTGGATATGGAAGGGCAGGGTCGGCGCGCCCGTGTGCCGGTCGATCCGACCTCGCTCCTCCTCTTCGAGGCCGACACCGAGGGGCAACCCATGGTAGGGCAGTTTCAACCTGCCGCCGATATCGACACCATGCTGACTTCGATCATTCAATATGAGCACCGCGTCGCGTCTTGGTGCGGCATCTCGAGCGCAGCACTCCAGCGGGAGCAGGCCGGCACCGCGCGAAGCGGCTACGCTTTGAGCGTGACAAACGAGGGCAAGCGAGAAGCGCAACGCCGCTATGAGAACCAAATGCGGCGCGGTGTTCTCGAGTTGATCGCCCTTTCGGCTACAATGATCAACGGCGCCGAGGGCTTGACGCTTCCCGAAGACGGCTATTCGGTTCGGTTTGAATCGGTGCCTAAAAGCCCCGACGAAATGAAAGCCGACCGAGAGCACGCGCTCGCACTCATTGACGCCGGCTTGATGGACAAGATCGCCGCGTATCAATCGCTAAACCCAGGGACGACACGAGACGCCGCGATTCGCGCACTTGAAGAGATACGCACAGTTAACATCAGATTCGGAACAGTTTAGGAGAACACATGACCGAAGAAACGACCTCACCGACAGAGCCCACCACAAACGGCACGACAGCGCCACCGAGCGACAACGCGCCGGCATGGGTAGACGACCGAATCAAAAAGCTATCGTCTCAACGCGGCGAGGCGCTGGACCGAATCGCAGCACTCGAGAAAGAGTTGGAAACGCTCCGGCCTGTCGCCGACAGCGGCAACGCTTGGAAGACCAAAGCCGAAGAGCTTCAGGCCGAGCTTGGTTTGACCACGAACCAATTCAAGCGAGATCGTGCATTGCTTGAGGCCGGCGTGCGAAACGGTGAGATCCGCGAGCTTTTCGAGTGGCAATTTGAGAAGCTCGACAAAGACGGCCGCCCGGAATTTGGCGAGTGGCTTTCGAGCTTGACGGCCGAGAGTGCCCCGGCATCTCTCCGCGCTCACTTGCCAAGCTCACAGGCTCCACAAGCGCCGCCAGCGCCGACCCCTACCGCTACCCCCACGGCACCGCCAGCCGCCGACGCAGGGGCACGCACGGCGCCCCCTCCTCCTCGAGACGTTACCGCCGACGATATCCGCGGCGCTACCTCGGAGAATTGGGAGCAATTGCGCGAGCGACTCAAAGCGGAATACTCAAACCGCCGACGCTAAAAAGCCCCCCGAAGGGGGGCGGTTTGGACTACGTCAACAAGAAAAAGAAGAAAACCTAAAAAAGTTCAAATTGACACGACGGCGCCGCCCCTTTAGGATGATCACGATCTCGCACGCGGCAAAGGGTAGCACCCGAAACAGCGCACGCCGCCGGCCGAGGATGAACACGAAAACAACCTCGGCCGAGGGTAGCACCCGAAACAGCGAGAGCGGCCCCAAAAAACTCCAATACTTTTAGGTGCTTAATATGCCAATTCTACACTCCGGTCTCGAGACCGACCTTCGCCTCGCCGCTATCATTGAGCGCGAGATCCACGCACTACTCACCGATCAAGCGTCGATGCGCACCTCTGGCGCGATTAACTTCATGGGAGATGTAGCCGGCATGGGCTCCGATACCATGCGTGTTCGCTATGCTGGCCTTGATGGCTTCGACTCTTTCGCCGCTACTGCCGCGGAGAATACCGATGTAGCAGAAACAACTTTGACCGACGCCTCCGCGGATATCGCAGTGGTTCGCGCGGCTCTCCGTTATGACATCGGCGACCTTGCAAACCTTACCGGCGTCCCCGGTGCAGACGTCGATCCGTTCCGCTTAGCCTCCTCGATGGTGGGCTCTTTCGAGCAGTACTTCAATGGACTTGTAGCGGCGGCAATTTCGACAGTAACCGCTAACGAGGGCGGATCCGGCGTCAATCTCAGCGTTGACAATTGGTTTAGCGCCATGGCCGCCTTAGAGACTGCAAGCGTCCCCGGTCCCTACTGGGCAATGCTCTTCCCGCAGCAGCTATCCGACCTCAAGCAATCGCTCAGAAGCGAACAAAACGCACTGCAAGAGCTTGGAGACGTGCAGGCGCAAATGAAGATCTTTGGGCAAGGATTCGCCGGAAACCTTCTTGGCGTAAATGTCTACGTGTCCAGCGACGTAGCAACCGCTAACACCGGCGCAGATTCTGCCGGTTGCATGTGGGGCCAAGGCGCCTTTGGCTATGCCATCGGCACCCCTCGCCCTCTTGCCGGCGCAGGCGGAGAGGTTCGCGCGGCGGGCACTCCTGTCGTCGTCGAGTTTCAGCGCGACGCTTCGGCAGCGTTGACCGAGGTCGTGGGGCATGCCTATTGCGGCGTCTCCCTCATTGAAGACGATCGCGCGGTGCAAATCATCAGCGACCGATAGACCCTTTGGGGAGCCTGGGGGGAGGCGAGTAGTTCTCCGCTCCGGCTCCCCTCGGGCCTCCTCCTTTTTCCCCTTGCCATCGGAGAACAAAATGGCTTTTGACTTTCAACCTCAAACAAAGATCACCGCGAACGAATTCGGCGCGGTGCCGGCGACCTCGACAGAGCAGACCAAAGCGGCGGTTTTGAACCTTCGCCCCTCGCCGCGTTTTTACTACATTCACCACGCAGATGCGTGGCACTGTCTCGAAACCGAAGACGGCTTCGAATGGTTCCCGATTCTGAAGTGTTTTCGATTGACCCCCGGCGTCAACGGTGTACGGCAAACCCGCGGCAAGAATCCCAAAGCCGACGATCGACAGGCTCGAGTAACTCTTGCCGATCGCGGCTTTACGATCATTCCATACGAAGCAATTGATGGCGGCTACTGCTGGAAGTACAGAGGCCGCCAAGGCGCCGTCTATCTCGAGCGTTGGGCAGTTCCGAAGCAGGTGGGAAATCGCACGATCATAAAATCAGACACAAAAGGCTTGCAGGCTTTTTGTCGGCATTTGGTCGAGGCCGGTTTTATTGAAAAACCCGATCCCGATTTGCTGATGATTTTAAAAGACTCGTTAGAGCAAAGCATCGAACGCGACTCCGCCAATCTTCACATGCCGCCAGCGGCAAAAAGGCACAACGAGAATTTGCGCAGGCTTGAAGGCATGGACGAAGCGACAGCGGCAATTTATCAAAAGCCAAAGAAGACGACGAAAAAGAAAGGCAAGAAGGTCGAGCAATGAGCAGCGAATCGAAAGAGAAACGAGCCGCAGCCGAGCGCATGGCGAAGCGAATCCACGAAAGCGCAAAACAGAACGGCGGGACGATGACCTTCGAGCAAGCGCAGAAGCTCTCCGCCGGTGCCTTCAAGCGAAACGAGAGAGACGCTAAATGAGCACCTCTGAAACGCTATACACCGCGCGGCTCTCGAGCGACTGGATCGAGCGTGGCCGGGCACAAACGATCAAGTGTCCAGTGTATCGCGATGGTGCGCTCGCTGTTCCGACCTCGGGCACGGTGTCGGTTTTCAATGCCGCCGGCGCTGCCGTGGTGGACGCTCAGGCCGTCACAGTGGCCTCTTCGGTGGCAGAGTACACCCTAAGCGCCGGCAGCACTACAGGCGAGAGCCTGGGGCTCGGGTGGCGCATTGAGTGGACTCTTGCGCTCCCGGATAGCGTCTCTCATGTTTTCCGCATTGACGCGGGGCTTGTGCGTCGCCGGCTTTATCCGGTGATCTCAGACATCGACCTAAAACGCCGGCACTCCGATCTTGACGATTTGAGAAGCTCGGACGCTTCGAGCTATCAAGACTTTCTTGATGAGGCTTGGCAGGACTTGATCGATCGGTTGAGCGCTCGGGGCTCGCTGCCGTTTCTAATCATGGAGCCCGGCGCCCTTCGCCGGTGTCATCTCTTCCATACCTTGCAGTTGATTTTTCTCGACTTTTCAAGCTCGGCCGGTGACGGCCGGTATCTTGATCTTGCGGAGCAGTACCGCAAAGAGTTCGAAGACGCTTGGGGTCAACTTCGTTTTTCGTATGACTACGACCACGACGGCGAGGCCGACAAAGACGGCCAAGAGAAGAAGAGCCCGCACGCGGTCGTGTGGCTCGGGGGTAGTCGATGGCATCGGTAACCTTCGCAGCATTGCACAGTCGAATCCAAACGCAGGTGGAAACCGTCACAGGCTACAAGATTAGCTTGCGCCCACTTCGTCCTGACTTTGATCCGGCGACGCTGCAAGACAAGCGCTTTGCCATCGACTTGGACACGACAAACGCGCGACAGTACCGAGACAAGGCCGCAGGGCACGCCAGGATCGAACACACGGCCTCGATTCGCTTTCTTCGACGTCTACCCCCTAAAGACCAAAACACACGCTACACGGCGGCGCTTGCCGACGAGGTGGCAATCATTCGCGCCTTGTCTGCTCAAACGGGCACATGGCAAGAAGATTTGCGCTTGCTATACAATGGAAGTAGCCGCGAGGTTTTGCCGGGTGGCGAGTGGCTTCTTTTCTCTCTCAATTTCTCAATTGCACATGACTTGGCATTAGCCTAAAGGTTTGAAACCATGGCAGAATCTACCGTAATTAAAAACTTCCGCGATGGGTCTATTTTGATTCAAGATGGCACCGGCACCCCTCTCGACTACTCTGTGGCCTATGAGGCCGGAGACCTATCCTTCGATATTGGGAAGGATGAGATAGCAGTCTACAGAGATCGCGGCGCCGTGGCCTCGGTTCGCCGCACAAATCAAGGCTTGCCAAGCGGCCAGTTCACCATCCATTTCCGAGACCTTAGCGACGCTTCCGACGAGACGCTCACCGACATTCTCGACAGAAAAGGCGCCTTTGCAGCGGCTATCTCGACGCTCGGAGCCAATGCCGACGTGTACACTGTGAAGCTAACTTTCACAATTGCCGGCACAGTGCACGGCGACAGCGGCGGCGATCACACAATTAGCTTTGACGATTGCTATTGCACCTGGAGCTTCGCCGAAGGCGATCCGTCCTCTTGCACCGTCGCTTTCACTTGCCACGGCGCCGTTGCCCAAACCTGATAGCAGCGCCTCCACCTCTTGCATTTAGGAGAACAAATGCGGGATCTAATGACACCACGAAACCCACCAGAAACGCCAAATTTCTTCGAGATTGATCTCGGTGAAATTGTCGAAGTTTTCAAGCTTCCCAACTTCGCCGCGCGGCAAGAGTTGATCCAACTCTACGCAAGCGCCGCCGGTGCAGGGGACGAAAGCGCCGACCTTTTGCGGGCAATGTCGGCAACGCTTGGCGCGTGTTGGTGGGGCAGGCAAAAGGCTCTCGATGTCGACTATTTCGAGCATCGAAAAGACTTGGTGCGCTTTGGCGATCTTGTCTTGACTGAGCTTGAAGACGCCGGCTTCGATGTCGCAAGCATCGTGAAAGCCGGCGGTGAGTGCGTGTCAAAGGTTGCTGCGAGTATTCCAGGCGAGCAAGAGGTAAAAGAAAAAGAGGCTTTTTCGAAAGCCGAGGTGGGGGCTTAGACCTTCTTGCGCTCCATCTCGGCTTGACACACCTCGGAGATCCCGAGGGCTTTTACAAACTACCGAAGGACCAACAAGTGGCAATTGTGGCGCATCACCGAATCACGACGACTCCCAAGAAAGGCACGAAGTCTCGCGCTGGGATGTCGCCAGAGGATGCGGCGGCGCACTTTGCCAAGACTCAGGCGATCCAAAAGATCAAGAAGAAGAAAGCCCGAGAGCGTGCCGGCGATGTCTAAGACTTTCAGCTTTGGCAGCGTGTCGATCGGCGTCGGTCCAGGTTTGGATCAATACGTCGATCGCGTAATTAAGGAAGTTTTGCCAGAAACAAAAAAAGCTCTCCTCGAAGAAGTCAAAGAGCTACGCGAACACGCGGAACAAAATTGGCCGGTCTTGAAGGACAAGGATCCGGCGCTTGTGGCAAGGCTTCAAAGGTCCATAAAATCCGGCAAGCTAAAGGGGCAAGAGTTGCACCTTGTAAGCAGAAACAGCCGCGGCAAATGGCGGCACGGTGTGAGGATGACACCAAACGGTTTAGAAGGCTTCGTCGAAAACAAAGCGCCTTATTCCGCCTTTGTTTCCTATCCGCGCAAACGCGGAGAGAAAAGACCGAAGAGAGTTTTTCAAACGGTCTTAATGAAGCGCTTTGGAGCGAAACGTCAAAACGCACTTTTCGCAAGAATTAGAAAGGAGCTTGGCTGATGGCACTCGGACAAAAAGAGATCCGGCTTTCTATTAAGGCGAATACGGCGAAATTTGAAGAGCAACTAAAAAAACTCCCAAACGTTACCGACAAAGAGGCGAAGAAAATGGCGCGGCAATTTGCTCGCCAATTCGACAAAGCCGAACGATCCGCCAAAAAGTCGTCGCGCCAAATGGCGAACAGCTATCAAGGCAGCTTTGGCAAGATGGGCAAGGCGGCCAAGAATTTTCAAAACGTTTTAGCGGCCGGTGTCTTTGCCTCCGCCGCCGCAGGCGTTTTTAAGATCGCGAACAGCGCCAGCGAATACGTCGACAAGGTAGGCTTAATGAGCCGCCAAACGGGGCTCACCGCTGAGACTTTAATCGGCCTTGAATTTGCAGCGCAAGCGGCCGGCGGCAACATCGACGAATTGAAAGAGGGCCTGAACGCACTCACGCAAAAGGCCGGCATGGCCTCGCGAAAGGGCGGTGAAGCGGCGGCTATCTTTAAAGATATTGGCGTTTCGGTCAACGATGCAAACGGCAACCTTCGCAGCGCCGACGATATCTTTAGGGATACTATAAACAGCTTGGCCGGCATGACTTCGACCTCTGACAAGGCGTCGATCGCGCTCGAGCTTTTCGGCGGCGGCGGCGCCAAGGTTGCGGCAATACTTGCAGACGGGACAGGGGCTCTTGACGAATACGCGGCGAAGGCAAAAGAAGCCGGGATCGTTATGGACGGCGACGCGCTAAAAGCGAGCGCAAACATGGATCGCGCCATGGCCGATCTCAAAATGACAATGCGCGGCGTTACGCAAGAAGCCGGTGAGGCGCTAATTCCGGCAATGATCGTTATTGTTGGGGCAATCGGCAAAGTGATCCAACAAATCGCGCACGCCGTTACCGCTTGGGATGGCTTCACCGATTCGATCTTTGGGAATATCGAAGCCGGACAAGACGCGCAAAATACCTATGTGGGACAAGAGCAAGCGCTTCATAAAGTAATTCGAGCAGCTAAAGATTTTGACGGGCAATTAAGAACGACGTCGGGAAATATGGTAGACGGCGCAACGGCCGCGCGCACGCTTCAATTACGAATCGATCACGCAGAAGAAGCCGCGGTAAAGTTGGCTCAGGGTTACAGCCTAACAGGATCAGAGCAAGCGACCCTAAACCGAGCAATGAACGAGGGGCGCGAAATTGCCGAGCAATTGGGTTTGGACTTTGACGAATTGGCCGCCGGCGCTAAATCAGCGAGGGAAGAAGAGTTGGCCTTGTCCCAAGTGGATATGTCCGACCTCGAGGGCGAGCTAAACCGCTTGGGCAAAAGCTCAATAATCACGGATCAGTTGGGCAAAGGCGCAGATCAGGCTGCGGAGAGATTGGCGGCGCTAAACAGGTCTTTCGAGCTTGAAGCCTTAGCCAGAATTGACGAGCCCCTCGCCGCGTTCGAAAAGGAAATGGATCGGATCAACGCGGCCTTAGAAGAGGGGCTTGATGCGACCTTGGGGCAAGAGGCGAAGCTTGCAGCCGAAGCAGAATTGCAAGAAGCCAGGCTTGAAGCCGCGCTCGAAGTAGAGAGCAAAATCCAAGAGGCCGAGCAAAAGAGAATCGATGCTCGACTCAAAGCAGAAGAAGCCGCGGCAATGGCGGCCGCACAATTGCAACAAGAGTTTTTCCAAGGCACACAAGACCTTGCCAACAATGTCTTCGAGCTTGCGAAGTCGCAACGTGGCATCACCTTCCAAGAAGAGCAAGCCTTGGCAATAGCTCAAGCGATTATGAATACCGCGGTGGGCGTGACTCAGGAATTAAAAAAAGGCGTTATCGGCATTCCAAGCGCCCTTCTTATTGGCGCCGAAGGTGCTATTCAAATCGCCGCTATCAAGTCGCAAACCATGCACGCCGGCGGCATGGTGGGAGGCACACCCGACGAGGTGCCGGCAAACCTTCTCCGCGGCGAGGCTGTCATAACTCGCGCCGGTGTCGATGCATTGGGCGGCGAGCAGGCGGTAAATTCGATCAATGGCGGCGGAGGCGGTATGCAACCCCAAGTCGTAGTCCATCAATACAAGCACCGGGTTTTAGACGTCGCTCTCAAAGACCAATTGCGCACCGATTCAAACCTAAACCGGGCGCTTATGGGCACAGGCGTTTTCGGATTAATAGGCGGCCTAAGTCGCATGGGGCATAGGTAATGGGAGCAGAAAAAACCAAGGCAGATTTTCGCGGGATATTGATCCCGGATCCTCGGCTCACACTCGCCAGTTTAAGCCGGGCAGACTCCACCATAACCGAGGCAAATCCGAAACCAGGCGTACCCGTGCCGGACGGCGATAGCGAGCTTGTGTTGGCCTCCAGCGGCACGCAAGCCGCGGGTAGCTCTTACGACATCGAGACGCTACGCGCGGGGCACCCTATCGAAAACGGCGGCGCTTTCGTTTGGAAGAATACCGCCGACTCTTCGACTAGCTTTCGAGGGTGGGACGTGCCGACGATTCCGACTGCGTGGGAGGCGGTAGTTTGGACCGATGGCTTTAGTATTGGCGCGGGCTCTTTGGGCACCTTTGAGCCGCACGCTATCACGCTTGCAGGCGGCGAGGTTTTAGTTGCGCACCGCGAGACGTTCAAAACCTTGTTAGCTACAACTCACCGCGTAACCGCTCGCAAACGATCGACGTCGGGTGTTTGGTCAAGTGCTACTGTGTACACGGCAAACTACACGCCAACAGGGTTTGACCCTTGCCTTGTGCTACTGCCATCGGGGCGCGTTCTTTTGTTCCATTGGATCGAAGTTGCCGCGGCGGATCAAGCGCAAATTCAAATGCACTATAGCGACGACGACGGCACCACTTGGATCGTAGGTCAGGAGCTTGTCTTAGATGAGCCGATCGATATCGACGCCGGTAGCTCGGGGCATGCCCTCGGAAGGATTCGCGCCGCGTATATCTCAGGCGAGATTTTGATGGTTGCCGAGGTTGTCTCGAATAACGCCGGCCTAACTTATCGCGAAGGCTTTGTTCAGCTTGCGAGCGACGACCTCGGGGCAAGCTTTCGCCAGGTTTACAAAACCGACGGCACGAAAGGCGGCGGCCGGTTTACTATTCTCGACGTCGGGGGAGTCTTTCACGCTTACTTCGTCGACATAGCTACAGCCGAGCTTGCACGCTACAAGGTCGGATCGGCCTTTCAATCTTTCGCAAACACGACGAAAGAAGACTTAATCGGAACAGGAGAAAACCAAGCCGACACGGAGGTTTGGGGCTTGCTGGATGGTTCTTCAAAGTTCTTTGCAAACGTCGACGGCGCAGCGTGGAAGGATGAAAACGGGATCGTGTACGTTGCCGGAAGACAGCCGACGATAACAGGTTTTCCGGCAATCGTAATCCGATCAGCAGACAACGGAGACACATGGTCCGGCATGGGCCAAACGTCGTATAGCTCGAAGAATTGGTCGGCGTGGTTTACTTCAAACGACAGCCAAACCTTTGTGCGCGACTTTACGATCACCGCGCAAGGGGGGCGAGCGGTTGTGCTACACAATTGGGACGCCTCACCCGGTAACGAAGACGACAGCCTCGGAGCGTTGTATTTGGGAGGGTGGTCGCAAGTTACAATGCCAAGCTATAAGACCTTTTCGCGCGATATCTCGAGGGTAGGTTTTGAGCGGAACTATCTCCCTCTTGATTTGCCCACGGCGGTGGGATGGACAGCCGTGACCGGCGGCACAAATTCGCAGACGTTGTCAAAC